GTTTCTCCATCGGTCAACGTCTTGCCTGTTGCCCCTTTATAAGCATCAGCAGTCAAAGAACTTTGTGTTGCGCCGTAGTTTCTGTTTGAATTTACATCCACAGCAACGGGTGTATCAATGATTGTGCCAGCTGTAGGATTCTTAATGACCGTTGTATAGGCTTTATTACTGCTTGTCCCATTGGTATCAAAATATCCCACAACAATAGTTTCTATAATTAAGTCCCGTGTCTCATTATTTTTCACATATATAAGGGGCGTTTCGGCATCATCTGTTAACGTAAAAAGACCTGTGTTAATATTAAATGCCAATTCATCTTGATTTTGCCGAACAGCCTCTTCAACAGAGACAGCACGCACCCACAGGCGTTCACTTTCATCTACGTTCGCCGCAAAGTTATTTCGTCCACCATTTACTTGTGGCATTACAGTTCCACCTCGTTATCAGTGTAGTCCACATCGTACAAACTATAAAGCAAAAAGTTAAGTTTTCTTAATTCCATTAAGATTTGACCCAATGTCTGTGAGGCTTTATCGTCCTCGACAAACGGTCTATTTGTAAGGCTTTGCGGAATGCGGCCAAGCCCCACTCCGCTTTCGATTTCAGCCATCTTAATAGCTCATCATCGACATGTGTTCAAAGTCATCAGACAACAAGCGTTCTATGTCTTGTTTAAGCTGACGCAATCTACGCTCTCTATAAATTGATTTTTCTAGCGTCCTGCGCTGCTTAATAAGTTCTGGCAAACGCTCATCGTCTGGATCATCTATCGCATCTATCTTGCGACAGATAATTTCTAATTCAGTTCCGGGGTCATCTTCAAATCCGTTTGAACCTTTAGACGATTCAACAACATGAAAGCCACCAACATCTGCTTCATCCTCTAAGCCAAGACCTAGCATATCCATATTGTTAACCCAATACCTTTTCAAGGTTATCTGCAATAAGATCAAACTGACGTTCTGTTAGAACAAAAAGACGCTGGTCTAATTCGCCAACAGACTTAGATGCTTTATACAGTTCATGCAGTGACTCTTGAATAAGTTCTTCTTTAGTTGGAGCTTTAACTACAACTGCTTTTGCTTTAGCCATTTTAAGTACCTTCTCCTGTTTGCCTTGGTGAGCTTGGGACTTGACCATTTACGCGCATCGCATCGCCCTGTATGGCAGATGGCGTAGGCACAGGTTGATTCATAATGTTTCTGCCTTGAGGACGAGGCTGTCCTTGTCCTTGTGCTTGTCCCATCATTTGGCTTATCAAATCTTGTGGCGAAACGCCTCCATCTCCCGGACCAGCTGTAGGATTAATCACTCCTTGTAATTGCTGCTCCATATTCCCTTCCATATTTAGAAAAGGCAATATACGCTCTGGATCGGGAATGCGATATCCACGTACTAAAAGATCTTTAACTAGTTCTCCAATGTTAGGCCCAATGCCATTGTTTTGAGCCTTCAATGTTTCATTCATATTTTGCATGAGCTGGATTAGGTCCATTGCCTGTTTTCGCTCAACAGCTAATGCTGTTGCCGCAGAGCTAACATCAATCTCAAATCCATACTCACCAGAAGACATTTCTTCAGTGATTTTAACTTCTTCTTGCGCCCTTGGGTCAATAAGAAAAAGTCGCTCTGGTCGAAACTCTGTCGTTAGCTGCCAAAACTTACGCGCACAGCGAACTTGATATTGAGCAAACTTTTCTGCACGTTCGTCTTCTCTTGCCGTTGTCCGTCGATCATGTATGTTAGCTTCTGTAGCAGAGTCCGTCTTAGGCAGCGAGATTGGCTGCGGCGTTCCATTAGCACGATCAAACATGCTCTGAACAAGCCGTAGTATATCTCCTTTTTCTGGAGGTATATCGCCAAACTGTATGGCTTGAACCGCACGACCTTGCGCTTGAACCAACCCTTCTACTTCAAACGCTTCCATATCTTCTGCGTCTAAAATAGCATCAATCTCTTCTTCGCGTATATACATAGGATCGTAAAGAAAAAGATTTTTCTGCTTACGAATAACAGAGATATATGAATCAAGAATCTCGTTAACCATTGACTGCATTGAGTCAGCGCCACCCATAATCAATGGACCTCTAGTCCACCAATTAGTTACCCCATCTTGTAGTGATAGGATTTCTAATGGGTAGTCTTCTAGTGACTGAACAGGCCACTCTTCTTCGTAGCGCAAGAACCGGTCATGGTAAGGAACAATCTCCAACCAAAGATTTAATTTGTTGTTTTGATCTTTGACATGGTTTCTTGCATAAATCTCATACGACTCAACAAGGCCAAAGTCATCTACAGAAAACTTATCGGGGTCAGCGTCTGGAGCGCCTTCTATGCGATGATTAGGCTCTAGGTTGGTAGAGTCTAATGAATCATCGTACAGCACATCGTCTATATGTCGCACGGTGCGAAAAGCAACCCATCGGGCATCGTATAGTCCATCAGAAGCCAAGGGGTCAATGATTATATCGCCAGCTCTCCAGTGCAAACCAAAGGGGGACTCCCACTTTACGGAAGTGTTTCTGTTTGCGTCAGGATGCTCTAAAAAGTATTGATGTTCAGTGATGTGCTGCTCAAGGATAGCTTGCTGCTGTGGGGATAAGTCAGGCTGTTGTAAAAAGCGCGTATGGGTTTCTATATGCTGGACATGAGTCTGATCCATAGAGACTACAGTTATCTCACCAGAAATAAGATACAAAGACTCATCGTAAGGATTATTTATTATCTGTCCGGGATTAATCAAACTATCTGTGATTAGTCGCGCTTCTATGTCGGCTGTGTAGCCAATCTTTTTACCACCAAAAGGCGAAAGATACGCATCTAGCAATACGCGCTTATCGTGTCGTAGCTGCGATGTTTCCTTATACCAATAGTTAGATATCTTTGCTACTGTGCGCTCAGCACCAACGCTTGCTTTAGACATAGGCTGCACAGTAAAAGTGGGGTTATGTGCAGCCATGTTTGCAATAGACTGGTCAATATGACCAAACACAATGTTTGCTTTAGATCGGATGCCGGGGTCTTTTTGATCGCCAAGGTTTAGACGTTGCATCTCGCGCTCTCGCGTAGTGGCAGCGTCATTATTGTACATATCTACAAGCGTTTGTGCTGGCTCAAAAATAGGCTTCCAATAATCTATTGCGTGTTCAAGTCTACGCTTCCAGTAATCTAACTGATCAGATTTTCTTGATGGATATGAAACAGGCATATACTATGGCCTTTCGCCTTAGCTACTTCTTCTCCAAAAATATATAAGTAATTATATAACGCAAGTCAAATTTAGCTTTATTCATCTGTCATCATCCAATAATTCTGGTCATCTGGAATGACTAATGGACCATGATGCCCCACTATAGGCGCTTCTTTGGCCATTCTAAGTCCTCTTGCGCGTCTTTTTGACCGATCACGCAGCTCTTGAAATGAATAGTTTCTAGGTGACAAATCTTGCATAGGAGGCTTGGGGGGTTTTCCTCCTTTTACTTGGTCCAACATGATACCTAGTAGTGAGAAGGCATCTACAAAGTCATCATGCTTACCTGCTGGAAACTTAATCAACTCCTCTATCAAGTCAAATTTCCACGGAGCTTTCTTTGGAAAATAGACCAGCCCCATTTGCGCCCTACCCTGAATGGCGCGTGCTCTAACCGTCTTGTCTTTAGAGGGCGTAAACTGCTCTCTGTAGCAATAGACACCCTGTTCTTTCATGCGCTGAGACAAAAATGGACCTACGGAGTTGAGTATCTGTCCTCGTTCCTCTCCCCACATGACAGGTCGATACCTCTGCATAAAGCCAATACAAGCATCAATCCAGTCGTTAGGTGCTTTTCTATCACGCCATACGTCAATTACGTATATGTTATCGTCAGAATCAATGGCAAATACAGCATGAACAGTATAGTCAGACCCCCTGCGTTCCGATGTGGCATAATCTGATGTAGCATAATACTTTAAGTAATCTCTGTCAGGTAGGTCATCTTTGTCGTATTCGCCAAACCATTCGCGCTGAAAGTAGGTTCCTTCATTTATAACCGGTTCCTGCTGATAAAGGGCCATATACTCTCGGTGGCCCAAGACAGCACGGCGCTCTAATAGGTCCGCTTTATTATACCACTGAGGCCAAAGAGGTTCTCCAGCTTTCCTGCCTAACACATCGTTGTCCCCTGCTTCAGCAGAAAGAGATATGATCTCCCAAGGAGGTATATTAGGATCGTCTTTGGTCTGTTTTATAAGCCTTCCAGCTAAGTCATCGTCATGCCAGCGTGTCATTATTATAATTATAGCCCCATTAGGCATAAGGCGAGTATAGGCCGTTGAGCGATACCAGCCCCAGACTCGTTCGCGCTCTATAGCAGAGTCAGCTTCTTCTCTGTTTTTATGGGGATCATCAATAAGAAGTATCTTAGCACCTCTACCCGTAGTAGCCGTGCCGATACCTACAGCGTAATACTCTCCTCTAAAGTCTTCTATCTTCCATTTATGCGCTGCCGCAGCATCTGAAGAAAGATGTATAGAAGGAAAAACAGCCTTATATTGAGGAGAATCGACAATATTACGCACTTCGCGGCCAAAGTCGGATGAAAGTTCTTGACCGTAACTAGCTGTTATTATTGGATCATTAGGATGTTTTCCCATAAACCACGCAGGAAAACGGCGTGAAGCCAACTCTGACTTACCGTGGCGGGGAGGCATAAAGATCATTAGGCGCTTTGTCACGCCACGCTCTACCCGCTCTAAGGCTTCTGCTATAATATGGTGGTGTGCGTTTATTTCAAAATCAGAAAAGGTATACTGCGTAAAAGAGATTAGCCGATCTTGAGCTTGCTTTCGGCGTATAACCTCTTGTATGGCTTGCTTTTTACGAATGGCCAGATCTTGTGTAGATTGCTCATTCATTCGATTGAGTTATGTCTTGTTCGCCCGGCTGTGTGCCTATGGTTACGCCTTTATCGTTATTAATATCAGCGTATTCAACAACAGCACCATCGACCTCATAGATTGGCTCAATAGCGTTTCTGTCAGCTAAATCAAGCAACTCTTCAGTGCTCATATCCTCAAGCTTCTTTGACTGCGATATAACTTGGTCAATCTTCTTAGGAGCGTATAGCCCTAAGATCTTAGCGCGTTGCTCAACGCACCACTGTATCTTATCCAACCACTTAGCGTCAGAGACAGAGGGCTTCGTCTTGGTCTTCATCTTAGACGCAGACTTATCTGAGCGTATCGTAGTCGTAGAGGTCGAGCCGTCTACGCTCCTGTGGAAATTTTCCCACGACACCCGCTCTATCTCATCAATACGTGCCAGCTGCTCTGCTTTAGCTAAGTTAAAATCAAAAAGGGCTTTTTGCTTCCATTCTTCTCTAAGACTAGCTAAATGATTTTTTACCGTTGCATAGCCCACGTTAAGCTGTTCGCTCATCGCTTTTAAAGACACACCCTGTAGGTAGTGCTGCGCAATGGCTTGCTTAATGAAAGCGCCTTCTATGTCGGTGTTAGCCCGTCTGCTGAGTCCGTTTGGCAAGAATCTGCTCCACTTTTTCTTTTATGTCAAAATAGTCATAATTCTTCCAGCACTGCTTACAATGATATTGAGCAGACCCAAGCTTCCATGAGATAAACCGTCTGTTGTGTTCGCAGTTGGGGTTTAGCTCTTTTAGTGCCTCAAAGACCAGCTCGTCTTCAATGAACTCAACAGGGCCGGGCTTTTTAGAAACCCACGTAGTTACCTTATCGTTAACCATTACGGTGTATGATTTTTCTGACTCAGCCATGACCACCCTATATTTAATATATGGTAACGACAGATTCGCCGTCAACTACTTCGTACACAATACCTTCTTCTGGATCTAAGGATTGCTGATCTACATAGGTATAAGGGGGAGAAAGGGGCCAATTGGCAGATAGCAGTACAGACGAAGCCTCTACGGGCTTAGACACAGGTTCAGGAGAGGGAGCAATCGTCATAGCTACCCTTAGCGCCGTTTCCCACTCCCCCCAATCTTCCGGTGTGACCTTTTCGCCTCGCAGCTTGCGCTGCAACGGATGTTGGCGCATCAACGTTTCGTGTGCGTCCATACGATCCTACCTCCTAACTGTTGTACGTACTGTACCTGTTGTACGTACTATACGTCAGCACTTCGTGCTGTTACTTCGCTCGTTGCGGCGCTAAAGCGCCTCCATCGCTCAGCGTCTCTCTAAAAAAAAGAAAAGAAAAAGAAACAACTGTTGAATGCCTTCCATGCCTGATCCGCGCCTACCAGAGCCTGTACATGGATGATAGGCACTTGAAAACAGCTTGTCAAGAGGAAAAATTTTCCTACCTGTAGATATTGCTACTTACACCAATTATTATGTAAACCCATAGCCTTACCTAACCGGTTTGTTATGTAAACACACACATCATGGATATATAGTTTTATATTTTTTTTGAGGCAACAATTACCGGGAATTTTGGGTAGCGTTGTGTGGGAGCCATATATAATACACGCATCGCACCGGGGGGAACGCGTACGCGAGCATGTGGGCCTGCCTGCGCACGCCTATGTTGCCCGTGCCCGCCCCCTATGCGCGTGTATGTGCGCCTGTGTGTGCCTGTAGGCGCGTGTAGGCCTACCCTCGTGCGCGAATAGGCGCGTAAGGCCGTAGGCCCGACCCTGCTTCCTCACTCCCCTTATATCCTGACCTATAACCTATAGCCTGCTCCTATAACTTATAGCCTACCTATAGCCTTCGCCTATAACTTATAGCCTGACCTGATGGCTTTGGCTTGTCCTTGCGCGTTAGGACTTGGGTCTTGACCTTTGGCTTGTCCTTGCGCGTTAGTCCCCTAATCGACCATAGCCGTCCTTGCGCGTTAGAGCTTGCTGCTGGCCTATGGTGCTCCTCGCGCGTTAGGGGAGAAAGTGGGTATAATAGTTAGCCCGTTTCGGGAGTTTCTTGTCGGCGCGAAAAAAAGTTTCTCTCTCACGCCCCCGCGCCGGAACATTATAAGGCGCAAAAGCCCGATACCGGCCTTGGCGAAAAAAAAATCGGGGTGTCGGGAACCGGTTGCCGAGGTCCGGCGTTGAACTTGTGCCGCTGGGGTTGTCGACCGGCGGCGGCGACAAGGGCAGCGACTACGGGGGATATCGCTCGTAATACGTCCCACTTGCCGACATAGTTAGACCACCAGCCAGACGTATACGGGTGCTGTTGTCCACCGCTTGGTTGGTCCTAACGGGTATATAGGCTGGCTGCGGAGTGAAGCGCCTATATACTAAGTGCCGAAACCTACCCCCTATGGGTAGAAGATCGGACCAATATCGCTTGGGTCGAGGAACCAGCACCGAGCCATACCTTATGGGCAATCGCCTACTATATATGGCTGAGCCGCATTATATATACTTCGCCGCCGTGCTGGACGAACCTATAGGCCTTCTAACGTGACAAGCACATGCACGTTAGCTTCAGGTCGAGTCCAAGGGATATAGTCCAGAAAGCCCCATAGGTGATGGGAGGAAGCCCAATATGGATAGCCTATCTCGTAGCAACGAGGTAGCAGACTAAGAGTCTGGAGCTTGAAACCAACACATGCGTTGACGCATACATGCGCACTTGCGTTGGGAGTAGGGCTGGGGTCGCAACATGCTCAGTGCAAAAGACTTGCAACGACCCATAGAGCACCGAGCCAACACACACGGGATATATATATATCCCACACACGAAAGGAGCCAGCAATGGCTAACTCAATCAGCTCCATCGTCAAAGCTATGCAAGCCAATGGCGTAGCCACCAAGTCTACCAAGGTCGTAGCTCCCACCAACACGCACACTGCTTCTAAGAAGCAGCGCCGGTGTGTATACTTCGCCTCGCTGGGCTTTGGTGTCAAGTTTCATGGCATCTGGGACGCTAACGTGTCTGCGTCAGACCTCGACCCCGCTGTCAAGGTGCTGCACAAAAACTCTACGGCCAGCGAAGCTGAGAAGCTGGACGCTTTGGACTACGTCCAAGGGCTGGGTATCGCCTTTACCGTCCCCAAGGTCGACAACGCGCCTGTTGAGCAGCCCAAGGTCGACAAGCCCAAGGCCGACAAGCCCAATACTGCGCGTAAAGGCCAGCCGGACGCTTTGGCCTATGGTCGCTACGTCAAGGCCACCAAGAAGGACGGCGGTGAGCCTATGAGCTTTGAAGCTTGGAAAGCTTCGCATGTTGACGGCGTTGTAGTCCCCAAAGCCGACAAGCCCAAAGCTCCCAAGGTGGGCGCGATTGATAAGACGGGCGATTGGGCTCCCGTTAACCAGCCCAAAGCGGATAAGGCTGCTGCTATCAAGGCAGCCAAGGTCGAAGCCATTGCCAGCGCAGTAAGTGCAGCTGTAGCAGCAGCTCTCTCAGCTGCGCTGGAAGAAGTGCTGTAAGCACAGCATAGGCTGACGGGCTATAGGGGGTGAAGCTGCCCCCTATAGTTAAAGCCGGTATGAGCCAGTCCGAACTCTGGCCTATAACTCTTTTGACAGGAGTCTGTCCTATGACAAAGCTATCGTTGTCCCAATCGCGTGCCTTGCACGTTGTAGATGCCTTACTTGGCAATGGTTCCGCACCGAGCCATACCGAAGCTATGGAGTATGAGCAAATCGAAGCCATTCGTATAGGTGAAGATGGCAACCCCGAAGTATATCTTAAGCGTGTGCCAAGAGCCTATGGTTCTTATACTCGCAGCTATCACTAACCCTTTAGACAGGAGTGTGCCTTATGTATAGATGGGTAGTATTCGCAAGCACAGTCATAGCTATAGGTCTTATGCTTTTAAGCTTAGGCGCACATAGCGGTAGTGAGTACTCGACTGCTTATGCACAAATAAGCATCGAGCCGAGCGACTATGGATTTAAAAGCCAAGAGGAAATGGCTCAATTCATGGCGCAGTTTGACTTCTCAAAGAAAGAAGAAGTGCGCCGATTTCTTACACACTTTCCAGTCATAGCATACTAATTAACTACTAATACTAATAGTAGGAGAATAAAATGTTTGATATAATCCACTGGGAATTTGCCGACTGTAAGGAAGCGCGAAGCAATGAAATGTTAGGGAAGATTTTTGAAGATTATTACAACACTGAGGACAAAGATTCATTCTGCTGTAAACGAAAAACTATCATTGCGCTACGAGAATACATGAATATAGCAGAAGCGAAGAGGCAATACGAGAACTTCCAAAGCTTACGATAACAACCCGTTACGGGTAAAGGCAATAAAAATCATGGGAAAAGACTACCAGCCAAAAAGAAACCACTATACCATATTGCGCGCCTATCTTACTAGGATAAGAGAAAATGACCTAGAGAATATCCTTGATAAAAAGAAAGAAAGCGCTTACGCCGCTATGAACTACGGGAACAGCGCTCAATTAACGTGCTTAGAGGCAGAATGGGGAGCTATAGACAAAGCTATTAACAACATGATAGACCATGACATACAGCTAATTGATAAAGCGATAGATAGAGAGGAATAATGAATATTATAGAGAGAAACAAAGCAGCGGCCCAAGCATCTTCCATCGAACCCCACCAGACTTGGTCTGGTCTGAATTATTTAGACTGCGTAGCGCATGACATGCTTCGTAGGCGAATGATTTTATCTTATAGCTATACTCTAAACCGATCGCAGACAGTCGAGGAAAACATAAAACGCCACAAAGAAACATGGCAGTTAAAGGATTTAGTAGAAGCATATTTTGATAGGACAGAGCACCATCTGTCTTTTCTATCAGCCAGACTTACAGCAGCCGGTCTGGACAATGTACACTTTAAAGCAAAATGACTTCACATGACCGAACAGCTAAACAGGTAGAGCGGCTCATGCAAAGACTATGGGCTGCTGGATTAGACGAGCACATAGTGCATGTGCTGGACT